TATGGCGTGGTATCAATGATGTTAAACTAACTAAAGTAAAAGATTTAGATGGTAACGAGTCTGAACAATTACTAGGTGGCTTACTAACTCATAAGAGTTATATAAGTGCATTTAGACTAGGTACATATATCGCAACACAATTTAAACCTGTTGTCGCAAAAGCAATATATGATATGACGAATGCTAAAACTGTATTAGATACAAGTTGTGGCTGGGGTGATAGACTTGCAGGTTTCTTTGCTAGTGACGCTGAAGAATATTATGGTTGTGATCCTAATCCGAATACATATGCTAGATATACCGAACAGATATCAAGATATAATAAACTATTATCTAAACCTAAGAAGGTGACGATATGGAGATGTGGTGCAGAAGACCTACCATATCATAAGTTGCCATCAATAGATGTTGCATTTACCTCTCCACCTTACTTCTCGACAGAAGAATATAATAAGGGTGGTGAGTTTCAAGAAGATCAATCATGGTCTAAATTTAATGAGTATAATAAATGGCGTGATGATTTTTATTTACCAGTTGCAGAAAAGTCAATGGCTGTATCAAAGTTTTTATTTGTCAATATTATGGATCCAAAGATTAAAGGTACTCGTTATAGGTCAAGTGATGAATTAGTAAATAGATTAAAAGATAAATTTATAGGTCAGATAGGTATGAGAATTATGCAACGACCTAAATCAGATAAATTATTTGCAGATGATAAAGCAAAAGCAGACTTTATGAATAAACTCTTTATAGAAAATGTATGGTGTTTTGGTGATAAGGATTTTGATTTATTTAAAAATTCAAGAAAGGCAAATTTAGATGAGTTTTTTGGATGATAAAACTATTACATAAAATTAAAGCAGCTGATTTTATTACATCTAGGCACTACTCTCCTGTTATGCCTAGTTTAACTAGATACTATTGTGGATATTTTATTAAAGATGAATTACAAGGAGTTATTACTTTTGGTTATGGTGTTAGACCACAACATACTATTAAGAAATTGTTTCCTACACTAGAAGCAAAAGACTATCTTGAAATAGGTAAGATGTGTATGGATGACAGTATGGGCAAAAATAGTGAAACTCAAATGTTATCAACTGCATTAAAATGGTTAAAAGAAAAAGAACCAAAGTTAAAATATTTGTTTACATGGGCAGATGGTATTGTAGGTAAACCAGGTTATGTATATCAAGCATTTAATTTCTTATATGGTGGATATATTATGACAGATACTTATGTTAGTAGTAAAGGTGAAAAGATACACCCTAGAACAATGCAAAAGTATATGCCACATAGAAAAGAAGGTCTTAAAATAGGTAGTAGACCAGACTTTGAAACAAGAAAAAAATTAAAATTTACAAGGGTTAAAGGTAAACAATTTAGATATATTTTGCCTATAACTAAAAAAGATAGAAAGTTTTTAAAACATAGCACAGTAGAATGGTCATTAAATTATCCTAAAGATAAAGACTTAATATGGAAAGTTTTGGCACCAGGTAAAACAGAATATGAAACAACAACAAAGAAGCCATTTAATATATCAAAAACTGTGGAATATAATCGGCACAATATTGACAAGTATAAAAGTAAAAATAATTTAGATGATTTCTTTGCTTGACATGACATATAAATATAGTATAATAGATAATGAAACTAAAGAGGATAATTAATGAGTGATTTTTTAAAAGATATAATAAAAGAAACTGGTAATGAATATGCCAGTCTAGTATCAGATGGTGCTTCAGGTGATGTAGATTCTTTCATAGATACAGGTTCATATATATTCAATGCATTATTAGGCGGTTCTATTCATAGAGGCCTACCTTCAAATAAGATAACAGCAATCGCAGGTGAAAGTGCCACAGGTAAAACTTTCTTTGTATTAGGTATGTGTAAACATTTCCTAGATAAAAATCCTAACGGTGGTGTTATATTCTTCGAATCAGAATCAGCTGTGACTAAAGATATAATCGAAGAAAGAGGAATAGATAGTAGTAGAATGGTTGTAATGCCAGTGACTACTGTACAAGAATTTAGACATCAAGCCCTTACTGTGCTAGACAAATACATAGAACAAGATGTAAAAGAAAGAAAACCATTGTTATTAGTATTAGATAGTTTAGGTATGTTATCTACTACAAAAGAGATGGAAGATACACAGGCAGGCAAAGAAACTAAAGATATGACAAGGGCACAGATAGTTAAGGCTGCCTTTAGAGTATTGACATTAAAACTAGGTAAGGCAAAAGTGCCTTTGATAATTACTAATCACACCTATGATGTTATTGGTTCAATGTTCCCACAGAAAGAAATGGGTGGTGGATCAGGATTAAAATATGCAGCGTCATCAATCGTATATCTATCTAAAAGAAAAGAAAAAGATGGCACAGAAATTATAGGTAATATAATACATTGTAAAAATTACAAATCAAGACTAACCAAAGAGAACAAAGTCGTAGATGTTAGATTAACTTACGACAAAGGTTTGGATAGATACTACGGTCTACTAGACTTGGCTTTAAAACATAATATATTTAAACAAGTTTCTACTAGAATTGAATTACCAGACGGATCAAAAGCATTTGGTAAAACAATTAATAACGACCCGACAAAATACTTCACAAAAGAAATACTAGAACAATTAGATGGAGTATGTAGTAAAGAGTTTAAATATGGCGAAACAGAAAATAACGATACCGAAACTTCACAAGACGACTAAACCTAAACATAGGGAAGACTATGTGTTCGTAGAAAAACCTGGTGAGGATTTTACGGCACTAAAGTTAATTAGTGGTCCATTTTCATCCATAGTTTATAAGTACGGCAATGTAGGATTCAGACCTGAATCTGAAAAGACACCTGAAGGTGCGTTGCCTATGGTGTTTGACTATACTATTATAGAAAACAAAGTAGAGGCAGATACAGATAGTCAAGAATTTATTAATCACATCGGTGATATATTAGTTATATTACTAGATGAACAACTAAAAACTAAAAAGGATAATGATGGAAAGAATTGAACGAACGGCTTTAAGTAATTTAATTCACAATGAGGAATACACTAGAAAGGTTTTACCTTTTGTTAAACAAGAGTATTTTGCTGATAGACTAGAAGGAATATTGTTTTCTGAAATCTATAAATTTGTTGAAAAGTATAATAGTCTTCCAACAAAAGAAGCATTATCTATCGAGATTAATTCTAATAAGAATGTTAATGAAGATGAATATAAAAAGATAACAGATATATTATCTACATTAAATAAAGAACCAGTCAATACAGAATGGTTATTAGAAACGACAGAAAAGTTTTGTAAAGATCGTGCAATACATAATGCGATACTAGGTGGCATACAGATCATAGATGGTAAAGATAAACAACACACACCAGAGTTTCTACCTGAATTATTATCAAGTGCTTTGAGTGTGTCATTTGACCAGAAGGTAGGGCATGATTATTTACTAGAGTCACAACAAAGATATGACTTCTATAAAAAGAAAGAAGAAAGACTTGAATTAGATTTAGATTTCTTTAACAAGATTACAAGAGGTGGTATACCAAGTAAAACTTTGAATATTTGTCTTGCAGGTACTGGTGTTGGTAAGACAATGTTTATGACACACCTTGCTTCATCTGTATTACTTCAAGGTAAAAATGTATTATATATTACCATGGAGATGGCTGAAGAAAGAATCGCTGAAAGAATAGACGCTAATTTATTGAATGTAGGTATGAGTGATCTCGAAGAACTACCTTATTCAATGTATGAAACAAAGATAAACAAATTACAAAGTAAGACGACAGGTAAATTAATTATCAAAGAATATCCTACTGCGTCTGCTCATACAGGCCACTTCAAGAATCTATTGAGTGAGCTTGCTATGAAGAAATCATTTAAACCAGATATCATGTTTGTTGATTATCTAAACATATGTGCCAGTGCTAGATTTAAAGCAGGTGCAAATGTGAATAGTTATACTTACATCAAATCGATTGCAGAAGAATTAAGAGGTCTTGCAGTTGAGAATGATCTGCCTATATTCTCTGCTACACAAACTACAAGAGGTGGTTTCGTAAGTAGTGATGTTGGGTTAGAAGATACATCTGAATCTTTCGGTCTTCCTGCAACAGCAGACTTCATGTTTGCTTTGATTAGTAGTGAAGAACTAGAAGAAAAAAATCAGATAATGGTTAAACAATTAAAGAATAGATACAATGATCCAACGATCAATAGAAAATTTATTCTAGGTGTTGATAGATCAAAGATGAGATTCTATGATGTAGAACAAACAGCACAAACAGATTTAGTTGATAGTGGTCAAACACTTACAACTGATAATAAATTCGGGAAGAAGATAGGTCAATTCTCGGACTTTAAAATATAAGACCTAACTAAAAAGGAAATAAAATGGCTACAGGAAAAGTAAAATGGTTTGACGCTAAAAAAGGTTTCGGCTTTATAACACCAGACGAAGGTGGTAAAGACGCTTTTTTACACGTTTCAGCATTACAAGCTGCTAATATCGAAACAATAAGTGACGGACAAGCAGTATCTTACGAACTAACGGAACAGCGTGGTAAAGAAGCTGCTTCTGAAATACAACTAACATAAGGAGAAGACAATGGCAATAACAATTGATGGTAAGTCATATGACGAAACTAAACTAGACGATAAGTGTAAGAACGCTATCGTACAGGTTAATTCACTACAAACTAGACTTAGAAGTTTATCAACAGAATTTGAAAACGTTAAGGTTCTAATTAAACATCATAGTGAATTCTTGACAGGTAATTTACCTGCAAGTGCTTTAGTAGAAACACCTGCTGAAGCTGGTGAGCCTACGCCAGTTGAAGAACCTAAAGCATAACATGAGAAAAAAGAAAAGCAGTCCTAGGACTCGACACTTCCCTGGTGATAAGAGACCACCTAAAGATATATCTAGGCATAAGATGTCTTATGAAGTGAAGTTGAGCAAATACAATGGACAGATGAGGTGGTTGTGTATAGAACGACCAACAGGCAGTATTCTTTGTGCTTCAACTTTTGAAGATAAAGCAAGAGAACTGGCTGCTTTTCAAAACAAAAACAAACAATGGGTTCCTAACGGAGGC